TTTTAATTGGGTTGTTGCCCACAGCATTGAACGCATTGGTTATTGACTGTCTGTATTGAGTTGACCTTTGTTTTTCGGCTTCTGTTAATGGCTCATAAAGAATACTGCCAAAATGTCTAATTCCAAATTTATTTTCAGAAAAGACCGCTCCTCTAGTTGCATTAGCAAAAGCCTCTCTTGTTCTAGAAGAGCCCATGGACAAGAGTCGTATCATTAAATCTCTTGGTTCCGACATCCACAATCCAGTGTCTGCTCCACCGTCAATCTTGCCACTGTCTCCTTTTTTGTTTATTGAGTTTATTATGGGAGACAACTCTATTGCGTCAGATTGTGCTATTATTGTAACAATTTCTCCATTTTCAACTTCTGTTATTATTCCGTTAAAAATAGTTTGAAGAGAATTTGGATTAGACCCATATCCAGCTCTTAAATGTACTCTTACGCCAGGCTTAATTCTCATATTGCCTATTTGAGTTACATATGAAGAACTCATATTTGATCTTATGTTCATTGAAGTCTGCAGGATCTTATCAATGATTAAGGAAGTGTTTCGCGTTAAGTTAGAAATTGTTTCCGTATTCATTATTTGACCGTCAGAAACTAAAGATGAAACTGTTTTTAATGGTTTACTTAGTTTAGAATACGTATTTGACAATCTAAGAACCAAAGTATCTCCCAATACATCTTCTGATTGAGCTAAAGAAAAATCTATAACAGATTGTAATCCATAAAAGTTATCAAACAGTTTGACTCCTGCAAAGAAGTTAGAATCATCTATTAACCACAAAAGATAAGTTGGATAAGCTCTTATCATTCTTCCAGAGAGATCCCTGTACTCTGTGTCCATCATCATCTTTTCCCAGTGCCTGGCAACATTTTGTTGCTTGCTGCCCGCAGAAACGGCCTGCATTTTTTCTGTGTCAGAATTCCCATATGCTATCTGATATTGATCAATTGATTTTGCTCCAGGTATTCCAGTATGAGCAGCTTGAGGATCTTTGTCTGCCGTTGATGGATCTGTTATTCCAATTGTTGTAGTAGACAAAACTTTTCCAGTTTGCATATCACGTTGAAGGTTGTCTTCTGATAAATAAAATCTGCCATCCTCATTGTCAGAATAACCAAAAATATATCCACCATCAGGAGTTTGATATATAGCTGGTATTTTTCCGACAGATGCTGAATCAGCTGCTGGAATATAATGAAGTATGCCATAGTGCTCTGCGTCATCTGGGTCAAAGGATGGAAGCTCTCTTGTTTCAGACTTCTGTATCGATGCTGATACCAATTTGTTGAACCTTTCAACTTGAGCATTTACTCCACCCAATAGTTGATCTATCCTTATTTCTCCATATTTAGTGCTAAAATTTATGTCTTCAAAATTGTAAAGAATTTCATTATCATCTCTAAAATTTTCAACCATATCTTTCCACAATGTTGGAGTTTTTCCAGCAAGAGTTCCAGCTGAGCCAAGATAGCTCTGCTCGATTAAGCTTTCATTATTATTGTCGTATATAGCTATTCTAAATATGTTCATTGCATCGTATGCAGACATATTTTTTTCTTTAATTAAAAAATCTTTTACAATTTCTAAGTTTCCATTGTTATTTATCATCAACTCTTTAACGGAGTTAACCAGTGATAAATAGTCTTGTTTTTTTTCTGCCATAGTCTTTTTGATGGCAGCAGTTCCAGCTTCAGTGACGGCAGGAATGTTAAAGCTGCTCGGCTCTATAACGCTATTTACAACATCTTTGTCAAACATTTCAAAAGATCTAAAGTAAAAATCAGGATCCAAAGACCCAATGTATTGTCCAGTTTTATCGTCCTTAATTGCAAGCGGCATGTCGGGATACGCATTTATTGATGACCAATTTTGTTTTAATCTTAAGAATGGATTTTTCTTTGTTCCAAATTCTTTAATGAGAGCAATCTGCGTTTCTGAGCTGATACTTTCTCTTTTTTGTTGAAAAATATCAAAGTCAACAAAAGTCATTTGGACGCTGTAAACATGTGGATAACCAGGTATTGTATCAACATTATACGTCATTGGTACTACATATTTAATTCCACACAAAGCAGACAAAACATTCTTTATGCCCATGAACCCTATGACGCCGGCAGCTTGCTCTAATCTAGCAAGTCCGCTTAAAAACTCAAGCATTCGCGTCAACTTGCTAAGTTCTTTTTCTCCAAATACCGTCATCGAAATAGAGACATAAGAGTCATTAGAACCTATGTATTGATATGTCGCTTCATCTTGCATCTGCAATTGAAGCTTGGCCATATTATTGGACATTGTTACAGCGACAGAATTGACTATGACAGACTTTGCATCAAGATTAACTTTCATCATTGGAACTTCCCATTCTTTTATGGTAAAAGTTCCACCCTTTTTAAGGGCCTCTGCTTCAAATATGCCCTTTATTCCCTCGTCAGAAAAGACTCTATCATACAATGTCACATTAAATGCGTCTATAAATCTTTTTTGTATTTGCTGCTTGAGTTTTTTGAATTGATCTGATTTTGTATCCGTTATTGCAGGTCTTGCTTTTTTACCTGCTTTAATAGCAATTTTTTCTATTTGATCGTATATATAACTCTTTGAATTTCTAGTTTTGTTCCAAATTGTCCATTTGTCATTTTTAATTTTTTCAGTTAATCCTGCTGGACTTTCAAGTTCATTTGGTGATTTTGGATTTAATATATAGTCGTAGATTTGTGAGCTTGTTATATTATTTTCACTGACATACTGCTGTGCTGCTGCTGCGTAAAGCTTGTCGCCTATATTGGAACTATTTGCTCCTGCCAAAACTATATTAACTACAGATTCCACTTGTTTTCTATCTGTCTGAGTAAAAGTATTTTCTCTTGACAAAGAAACAACAGTATCCAATTTTCTATATAAAGCCGCTTCAGAAATATCTATACCTATTCTGCTTAGCCACCTTTCCCAAAAAGCTCTGCCAAGATCTGTTAAATTTCTTTCTTCACTTGTTCTAAAAGAGGAAGTGTCTGGAGCAAAAACTTTTGACTGAACTTGTTCTGGAATGTAAAAAACTATATTATTGCCATTAACCCATTCTTCATAAACATTTGTTCCAAGAACTAAATCGCTTTGATTTTTATAGATAGGGCTAGTAACTCTGTCTAGCATTGAGTCTGGAGTTTGCTCTGGCTTATTGTCTGAAGACGTAATTAAAAATTCTTCTCCGGCAGACTCCGATATAGCCATAGCTGCTCTTCCCATGTAAAATCTAAATTTTGACCAATCAATAGCTTGATTGAAGTCTTTAATCATAGGCAAAAATGGCCTGTGGTTAAAAGCAGCTAATTGTAAATCTACCGAAACCGCAAAAGGAAAATTGGGAACTGTTGAAATCGACATTGACATTAAGGTTACTCCAGTAATACCAAAAACCTGATTTATGTAATGGTTTCTTATGGGAAGAATTGGGGCATACTTGAAAGCTGCTATGAGTCCCCTTAATGAAGATAAAAACTTGTCTATCCTTTGTTGATCTTTTTTGTTTAGGAAGTCTATTTTTATATTAGATCTTAAATTCATTGTTGCTGCGTCTTGCGCAGATATTCCCCATATTTCTTCATAGTTTGGAAAAAACAACTTTATTGCTATTGAGGTTTCTTTGTATCCAGAATTAAATTTTGGAGAAGCTTTTTGCCTAATTGCCCCACCTGTTAAGCTTCCAGTTTTATAGCCGGTGTTTACGGATATTGAAAGCGGCGGTACATAAAAATTAGATGCACCTATTCTTAAGTGAAAAACATCTGGAGATACAGGTGGAGTTCCTGTTGGAAAACCTATTTTTTTAATAGCCTGCTCTATTTTTTGTGCAGTTATAAAGTTGTCTACTGCCCAAACAGGCTTAAAAACAGCTTTTCCATCTTTATCTGTTCCAAAAGACCTAAACATTTCGGTAATAATTTGTCTTTGGTTATTAAGAGCGTCTTCTTCTGAATATCCATAATCGGAAGTAGCAGCTAGCGCTGTTGTAAATAAATTAAATAAGCCGGGCATATATTTATATATAGTTGCCAGTGCAAGTGGGTCTTGCACAAAAAAGTTCTTTACTTCTATTAATTTATCTTGCCAAAATATATCTCTGTCAGCTTTAAGATATTTAAAGTTTCCTTTTTCATCTCTTTCTGCTGCAGATTCTCTCAAGTTTTTTACGGAAGCAAAACGCGCTCTGGCAAATTCTTGTATTCCGTCCGGCCATTTCTGCTAATTCTAACAATCCAGAATTTTTTAATTTTGTTAAAATTGCTTCTGCTAAATTTTCATCATTGCCGACAGCTGTTTTATTGAAAGCAAGAAGTTTATTATATGAATGCTCTATTCCTCTACCAGAATGATCTTGTCCCCATTCAATATTTAAATTATGACCCGATAAACCAACTCCGCCAATTGCTGCATCAACAACGTCTACCGTAGCGTTGACAGCGTTATTAATTACATTTGAGGTCCAGCCTGCTATTTTGCTCCAACGCCCCCTCTGTTGAGATATATTAATAAGGTCAGTAATTGGAGCTAAGTCAGAATCAGAATAAGTTTGCTGTGTACTTGGTCTGTCTACCATAATTTCCTAAAATAATTTATTGATGTCAAGCATTGAGTTGAGCCTAAATGTAGAAGAATTCTTTGCTGCACTAGAACTGTAATTTGTAATTATACCAGGTCTTTTAAAATTGGCAAGTGAGTTTATCCCATTTGTTGAACCATTAAAATTTTTGATTGTTTTATCGGTATACCTTGCTTGTTGATTCAATCTGCTTGAATAGCCAGTTCCATCTGGTTGAATATGGGCAGATTTAGATTTATCTAATCCCTCAAAAGATGCCTTAACTGGATCAGGCTTTTGATAGTCAACACTTGTTTTTGAAGCACTTGTCACAGAACCAGAAACCCCTGAGCCTTTTTTAATATTAGAAGTTACACTGGCTGCGTACTTATTCGATGTTGCTGTCCTTGGACTGGTGTCAACTCTTTTAGCTGCAGCGTCAGACAAATTTCTGTTTTGGTTATCTGCACCGGACTATCATACTTTAATACCTAAAAACTTGAAGCAACGGAAGAATAAGGATCTCTTCCTAGTTGCGGAAGGCTATTATACATAGTACTGTTAATGGGCCCATCTACAACGCCTTGAAGCATTGAACTTAATCTTTCTGAATCATCTTGCGACCCAGTTGTGTATATTCTATACTGAGCCCCAGGCGCTGCGGTACCCTGGTATTTATCGGTAGAGGGTTCAACCATTGTCCTGGGGTAATCCTTTTCGTAGGCACTGCCGCCTGGGAGTAGTGGTGGCCCCATGATGTCGGATTCCGCATGATCTTTTCTAGCTGAGTGTATAAAACCAAAAGCGGCTAAGGCAACTGCCGCGATGGCGCCTCTGCGCACTAACGGATTTCTAACGGCTTCTCCAAGTGCACCTGACCTCAAAGATTCTCCAAATCTTTTATATGCAGTTCTTACTGGAGCTGCACGAACAACATCATCCACTGAAGTTCTTATTGCCTCTGCAGATCCTGGGGCAATTGGTCCACCACCCGAACCAAGAAGTCTTGTAGAGGCAATATCTCCAGCAATGTTTTCTTGTTGGTCAACCATCCTTCTTCCACCATAATAATACCTGTAGGCATTTTCTGCTTCTGGAGTAATTCTGGCCATTTCATCTGCTTGAAATACTGCTCGATCTCGTTTTCTTTGTCCCATTAACTCGGAAAGAATTCTCAAGGCTTCATTTTCTGCAGGGTCTATTCCTGTTCCAGCTGCTTTCCTATATTTTCTAATTCCTTTTATAATGCCAGCAGCTTGATCTGATGTTACATCCTCTAAGTTTCTTGGAAGTGCTCCACCAAGTTCAGACCTTACATGTTGGCTCAAAAGACTCCTGCTATCTGATGCAAAATCATAAGCCCCTTGGATTCTTGGATCTAAAGCCATAGCCATATCTGTTCTTGCTGCTTGTGCTTTTCCTAGCATTCTTCTTCTTGCTGCACCAAACAACTCTTGCATTACAGTAAGGTCTTCTGATTCGCTAAGAATTTCTGTTCTCAACAAAGCTTCTGCTTCAGTTTCTGGTAACTGTCTGATCAAATTTGCCAATACAGATTCAACAACGTCAAGAGTTTCTCTTCCACCAAATGTCTCTCCAGCTGCTTGAGCTGCTGCTCGAGCTGCTGAAACTCCTTCAAAAACTTTTGTTGCTGCAGCTATTCTTGCTTGTCTTAAAGAATAAACTTCTGAGACGGCAACGTCTCTACCTGCTGCCCTAATTGAAGATGATTTTGTTTTTATTATATCTATTTCTTGTCTTATGTTTGATACTATGTTTCTTGATTCTGTTCTAAACCTAGATTTAACAGTTGCTATAGGAGCAGTCGATCTTTCTCTTGCTCCAGCAATTACTTTTGATTTTTCTACTTCTGCCGCTGTATATATTTGCTGAAGCTCTCTTGCTATCTGATCCATGTCAGCAAACCTTCTATAGGCATCGGTTCCTTCTCTCATGTAAAGACTTTCTAATACTCGTTTTGTTGCACCTTCTGAATCTGTGCCAGACGATCTAGCTGCCGTAAGTTCGTCTATATGATTTTGAATTGCTGCTGTCTGTTGAGTTGTTAAGCCTGATTTTGTTCTTAAGTATTCTGTCAAACCCGATAATACTTGATCAACTGCTGCTGTTTGATCTGTGCCGTATTCACTTATTCTTGCAAAATCTCCTTCAAAAAGACTTCTTTGAAGACCAAACAAAGAATCCACATCTACAGCACCGGTTGTTGCAACTTGTTGCGCTATTTGTTGTGCTCTAATAACTCCAACTGACTTAAAAGATTTCAACATCTGCTTGCCGACTGCATCCAAACTAAGTGCTGGCATTGGGGCTCCATCGGGTAAATTCAATAAAGCTCTCCTAATTTGATCTTCAGAGGGCATTGGGGTTCCCTCTTTTGTGGACATGTGTTGAAAATAAGCTACCATTGTTTCTAATACAGATTCGGGGTCTATTCCCATTTCTGTATTTATTCTTGATAAAGCTTCTCCTTGTGTTGTCAAAAATTGTTCAAGAGATATTTGTTTACTAAAGTCAACAGCTTCAGAGGCAGGTAAAGTAAATATTGTTGAAGCTCTTCTTAGTATGCCAATATCTTCGGCTGTTGCAGTACCGGACTGTTCCATGATTCTTCTAGAATGCTGTAGATTGTATATTGATGCTGCTTGTCTATTAATAAAAAGACCAATTGATTCTTCAACTGTAGTTTCTGCAGCTGCTCTTTGAACATCTTCTAGAATAGTTCTAACAGCTGTTGCAACCCTGTGTTCCATTCCTTGGGCGTATCGCGGTCCTGTTTTGTCTATTAAATTTGTTATCTCTTGCATTTTTGCTGCTGCGTCTCCACTAAAGGTTATTCCCAGCTCAGATTCTACTGCGGCTATAATTTGTCCTTGAACTCTAGATTCGCCTTTTCTTCTAAATATTTGAAAAACTGTATCCGAAGAATATGGAGATGGTTCTTTTGATGGATTTAAACCTACTTCTCTCATCAATTCGAACAATTTTGATCCACTCCTGACTGTTGACGAAAGACCTAAAACGCTAGGGTCTTGAGTCATAAGCATTTGTGCTATCTGACTGGACGTAAGACCGGGAAGTTCTGTTCCATTAACCCTATCTGATTCAATTAATTGAATGGCCAAATTCTCTACCTGACGCGCTAATGATGCAGATATTCGACCATTTCTAGGTCCACCTCTTCCTGTGGAGGGTAATATTTCTCTTAATTTTTGTACTGCACCGCTTCTAGTTGTATAACCCAAGCCGCCAATAAAAGCATCATCATGTACTGCGTTTATTAATCTTTGATTATCCTTAAATAAGGCACGAATTGTACTTACATCAGTTAGGTCTGCCACCATAGCGATAGACTCTTGAAAAGATGTTGGCTGCCTTAATGTAAAAAACGCTAATCTTTTTTTCTTTGAAGTATCGACAAAAGTTGACATAAGAGGTATACCCTTGTCGTCCAAGTCAAATCCACCAAGAGAGTTCTTATACAAACGTGCAGCCCTACCGGCCAACAACATGTCATGACCTTTTATTCTAAATTGAAGAAAATTTATTTCATCCGAAACTGATCCTGCCATGCCATAGTGAGACAGGTCTATTCCATGCCTAACAGAACCCTGAAAGCCAGAACCCATATCTGCTACTGACTCAAAAGTTCTTAAAGCAAATCTTTGTGCTGTCGGCATTGCTACATCTGGTCTTCCTTTGTATCTAACAACCTTAGACATATAGTGGTCTGCAACTCTTCTCATTAATGCTGGTATATTTCTTGGATCTTCTCCTGCTCTCAAAGCTAAAACAATTTCTTCAGCTTCTTTTTTCATTCTTAAATTAGCTGATCTAAAAACTGGATCAAGTCTTTGTACAGGAACTGCGTGCCTAGTACTTGGAACCACTGTACTTACTTCATCTGCTAGATCCATTTCAAGTTGTCTTAAAACTTCCCTAGGAATATCTGCTGTTTCAGTAAATCCAGAAACATTTGCTAATCCAGAAGCTGCATTTGCTTGCAGTGTTCTTCTAAATGTTGATTGAGAAAAATATTCTTCATGATACAAAAACATAAGTGGATCACTAAATACTTCTGGCTTTTCTTCTCCAACATCCAACAAAAGGTTTCTGACAATATCGGAACCAACTTCACCTTTTAGGTTTGTTATGTCTGTAATTACTCGTGGAAGAAGACCAGTAATAGGATCTCTAAATCTTTGGGCCATTCTGTCTGACATTATAAAAGCTTCACCTTTTATTTGACCCATTCCAAGGTTTACTCTAGCTATAACGTCACCTTCGTTTTGTTTACTTAACGCTACGTCTATTGCATTTATTTGTTGTTGAAGTTTTTTGACCGTATCAGATTCTTCAAATGTTAACGTTCTACCTCTAGCTATACCTTGCAGTTCTTCGAGCATTCCAGTAAATCCTGTTTTTATATCTTTTAACCCACTAGCAGTTAAGATGTATTGACCATCTCTTGACATAGGAAGACCTTCCATGAGGTCATCAACTTTTGATGCAAGAGAGGCCATTCTTCTGTCTCCCGGATCTGCTACACCCGTACCTAGTCGTTCTAACTCTAGTCGTCCCAATGCTGCCTCCGATTGAGCTCCTAACAGAGAGGAAAATTCTTCTTGTATCTCTTGTGCTGTTGCCCTTGTTCTTACTGGTGCCGATGAAATAGTTCCAAAAGATGTATGCGTTCCAGGTGTCAAAGTAGTAGGTGCTGCTGCTAAACGAGATTCAACATTTTGTGTTGCTTGTTCCCATAAATCCCTTACGATTCTTATATCTTCATTTTCAAATCCATAATCTTCAACCAAAGATGTAAGAAGTTGTTTTCTTCTTCCAACTAAACGCAAATCTTCTTCTGTTGCTATACCTTTTAGCGGATCAAAAACCAACGTCGCTGGGTTGACGTTCGGAATACCGTAAATATCTACGGTTGGAACTTTGGTTCCTTTTATTAGTCTTTTTGTTCTTATTGGAAGAGGGCCTGCATCCAAAAATGTTTTTTCTTGTTGACTGAGTCTAAAATCTGGTAACCCAGTTATTCTATCTATTGAACGAACCGTAGAAATTCCTTCAGAACCTGGATCCCTAAACATTAATTCGAGAGAACCTGCTGCGCTGTCGAAGCCAAGAACTTTCTGCTGAAATGGAATTGTAAATGAACTTATTGCAGAAACCGCTCCGATGTGATCCACCAAATATCTCAATTGTTTCATCTAAATATCTAGATATAAACTCTTCTCCAAGAGCAACATTTCTAGGTGACAAATAGCTTTGCAATCTTTTTGCAAGTTTTGCGACCAATGATGAGTCATCAGAAGTTACCAACTTTTTCACAAAATCTGTTCGCACTGGGCTAACTCCAGTTACAGACTGTAAGAGCTTTGCTTCCCTACCACTGATTGCAGTATCCCCCATGAGGTATTGTATGGCGGTATATCCTTCGTCGGTCATTGCCGCTGTTGCTATTGTTGCCTTATCTAGTCTTTCATCTATTGCATCCAGTGATGCTTTTTGTCCTTGAGTATTAAACTTGAAAAATTTTCCAGAAATCCTTCTTCCAACCAAATGCCCTAGACCAACAGATTCTAACTCTGCTCTTTTTGCAGTGTCTCCGACTGCATCTGCCAAATATTGGTTGACTCGTTGTATTTCGCTCTCAACTTGATTGAGACCCATTGACGCACCCATGTGCGTTAGTCTGTCACCAGTAAAGGGCACAGATCCAGCTGCTGGAGACATAAATCTATAATCTACTAATCCAAGGGACCTAATATTATGAAATGCATCGCCTGGATTTGTAAACTCTTGACCAGTGGCAGTATTGACAAATACTAAACTTCCATCATGTTCTTCAATCCTAATAAATTGCCTAAACTCCGGCAAACTTCTAAGGGCTAGTTCTGCTGTTCTTACTTTTGGATTTAAAGGCATAAACTATCTCACTCCAGAAAAAATGTCTATTCCAGAAGAACCAAATCCATTTAACACCTGCACTACGTTTCCGTTAATACCGTTTCTTGACATCATCATTCTTATTTGCGCTGCTATTGCAGCTGGATTTGATTCTTGTTTAAAAGAAGGATAGCTTGGGTTTGTCATCTGTGCTTCAGTTACCTGTTGTGGATAGTACCCCATTTGAGACATGTTAATACCTAATGATTCACCCATTTTTATTTTAACGTGTTCCATATTTGTGTTTGGATGCCAACCTTCCCATCCAAGATCTGGAAGTTCGTGTCTACTGAAATATTCAACTAAATCTGGCTTTTCTTCGACCGGCATGCCCCAAGCTGCTTGATATATTCTTCTTTCAAGCCTCGGTGCTGTAGATAGAATTCTCGCTCTTTCTTCTTCTGGAGCATTTATCATGGCTTTAAAATGTTCTCTTTTTCTTCTGGGAATTGCCAAAGACAAAGTATCGACTGAAGAACCATATATATCTGCTCCATACATGGTTCTCCTTGCTGCCTGACTGAATTGTGCAGCTGCTGCTTCATCACCAGATTGTCTAGCTTCATTTGATAGTTTTGTATTTTTAACATAATTAATTATGTCTATATATTCTTCAAGAGCTAGTTCTTTCTTTCTTTGTTGTGGTATAAATCTATCTCCAGTTATTTTTTGTTTTAAATGAGAATAAGCTGAATACCCCGCGCCAGTTGTAAATCCGACTACTGAACCGAGGGATGCTGCGTTAACTGTTTTTCCAAAAGCTGCGCCAAGACCAGCTAGCAAAAGTCCACTTGAAAATGGATTTCTGTTAGAACTCTTGTACATCATCGGCTTGATAAAACTTTCAATTGGACTTTGCCATTCCGGAAATGTAGACCCATATACATTTCTTGATTCCCAATCTTCTTGCGCAGTCTTTCTGTTGAGAAGTTTTGTGTTGATGTAGGTGTCTCTGTGAGCAATATATTCGCCCATTCTTCCAAGCCCCATTTGAATTCCGTTTATTCCCATCTCTTCTTTGGTAGAGTATTTATATTGATATGGATAAAATTCTTTTTTTCTTGTAATTTCTTCTACTTTAGATCTAATGTCTGCAAGCTTTTCTCTTTGTCCTGGATCTACACTAGACATAGTGATTTGATTGTTAAGCGACCTAAATTCTTTTGAATATGGAGCTATATCAGATAAAATATCTAATTGAGTCAAAGGGCTGCTGTACTCAGGCATTGATTGATTAAGCCTTTCATATCCAACACCTGGAAGTCTTGATTCTCCTTCTTGAACTTTTACAAAAGGATCTCCTTGTTTAAAGTTAATAAAATAACTACTTCCCGGCAAAAAGGGATATTGTTGACCCATCAAGTTTGAAATGGGGTTTAGATAAGTTACATCTGTTCTTTCTTTTGGTATAAATCTTCTTGTAATTTCAGAAAGTTCAATATTTCCTGCCGCACCTTCTGCCTTTATGGGAAGATCGCCAAGACCACCAAGGTTTAGATCCCAAAAAGCTCTACCAGAACCGTATGCTTTAGATGCAGATTGAAGCAATGATCTTTGTGGTTCAAAATCAGATTTTCCATACCCAAATTTTTCTCTCAATGAACCAAAAGCAAATCCATATATACCGCCCATTTCCTGAAGTTTGTAACCTATATCTCCGACCGCCATTGCAAATGAGTTCGGACCTACTGGCTCTCCAGCTGGAACAATTCTAGGTGGAACAACTCCAGGAGTTGGCGGAGGACCATATTGAGATGCTTGAACGTATCTTGTGTTAAATGCAGAAATAGCCCTAAAAGATTCTGCAGAGGCTGTTCCTAACGGCAAAGATCCGGCTTGAGACAATGCTTGATTATATTGAGATATTCCTTGCCCAGAATACATGCCAGACGCAGAACCTCTACCTATTGCAATTGGTGCTCCAACTGAGGCAAGTCTTGAATCACCAGAAAATATAGGAACAGCAGGACCGACAGACCCTTCAATTCCAGGAATCGGGGTCTGCATAAAAGCTTTTCCTGAATCAATTAATCCTTCTGGATTATATGCTCCACTTTGACCTGCAGACACATATTGACCCAGAGATTTTACTAATTCTTCTTCATGCATTGTTCTTTTTGGCTTAAGAACTTTCCCAATAGTCGCATTGAGAATGGATGTTACTGGACCAAATGGTCCTGTAAAATATTCTCCAGTTACAGGATAGGGCCTATCATAATAATGTTCTTTTTCAAACCTATATGGGTCAAATGGTCTTAAGGGAGAAAAATCATATCCAAACAAAAACTTTTCAATTGGTGAACCAAATGCGTCGCTTGTGTAAGTTGTAGCCGCCTGCATTTTTCTGTAATAAGAAGGCCTGTAGTACATGACCTTGCCACCCTCAAAAGGAGTAATGCCTAGTGGCCAGTATCTTCCTTGTTGTACTGGAACTTCCCCCTCAAGAAGTTGTTCTCTTTTTTCTCTGTAGCCCATTCCACCAGGAACAACACCAGAAAGAAGCGACTGTGCTTCTACTGCTCCTCTGGCTATTTTTGATCCAAAGAATGGAGAGTAAACTCTCTCTCCTCTATCGTCTTTTTCGTTAATTAAACCACCTATTGTTCTGTCAACTGTCATGGCGGCTGTGCCACCAGCAAAAATCGGCAGGACTCTCTTCATTACCATGCCCTTGGCAAACATGGACACAGGTCCGGAATATTCTGACGCATCAAGACCAAGGCCTAATGTTTCAAAATATGGATTTAATCTTTCTACATAATGAGACGCGGCAACAGACGCAGCACTAAAAGCTGCTGTGTCATCATAAGTTGTTATGCCAGTTGCACTTCCTAGTGCTCTTAATAATGGAAGCCTAGAATCTTCTTGATCTTTTAGGTTTTGAACAACTGTTCCAAATGTTGGAACAAATACAAATCCTTGGTTTCCAAGTGGATTGACGTTAAGATCGCTAAGTCTGTATTCTGATGGTTTGAGGTTTCTGGATATTGCTGGTCTTATTAAGCTTAAAAAATCGTTTCCAAATCCGCCAGAACCTACGTTCGCAATTTTTTGACTTATAAATGGATCCAGCAATGAGGCCATTGCGGAACCGGCTCCTTCGTTAATTCTGCTATCGGAAAGATCTAACAAAGAAGCTAATGCTCTAGATAAGTTCTCGCCTTCGGTTCCACTTCTTCTATATCCTGCAAATGCAATCATGTTTGTTATGGCCGACATACCAGCAGCCCTTGCTTCGGCTGCTTGGTTCCCACTTATTCGGTTTTCCCTAAGCAGATCTGCTACTACTGATTCAAATTCAATTGCCAATTCACCAACATTAATTGACGAGCTACCAATTGCATCTTGAAAAGATTTTCTTTGAAGAATTAATTGAAATATTGATTCTCTTAGCTCATCCATTCTTGTGGAAATTGTTGGAGATTTAACCGACCTTGGAGAAACCTCGTGCATGTCAACAATTTCTAGTTTTTTTCTAACAATTCCACTAGCTGCGGTAAGACTTCTTGTGTCTAAACCTCTTCCTCTTGCATCTTCTATGGCTCCAACTGTTTTTTGCAGCTCAGCAACTGCATAGGATCTCATGTCCGCTTCTGAGCGTACGTCTCCCAAGAGAGCTTCTCTTGAAACTCCTTCTCCAGAGATAATTGCTCTAAATAAATCTCTATTTCTTCCTTCGGCCTCAAATTCTTTAATAACCGGAAGAGGTGTACCGTAAGATTGAAACTTTCTTCTAAAAGCCTCAAAGGCTTGCAGGACTTGAGTGTGACTGTATATTTCATCGCCGGCATCGTTGACTATATTTACTCTAGGAGCTACTGTATCATCTGTTTCTCTAGTAATGTTAAAACGCAATGGTATTGAGCTGGTATCACGTCCCCTGTCTCTAATCATCGTAGCCATAACAACGGGGTTGAATATGTCTTGTTTTCTTTCTCTGAATCTCTTAACAAATCTGCTTAAAGAGTTAGGCTGTTCTTCAGCTATATCCCCTACATCTTTTATTCTTCTAATTATTCTTTGCAGTGTGCTTTCGTCTTCAACTGGAGCTTCAGGGGTAGCTAATCCAATTGTGCCTTCTGCTGCTCTTTTGATTCTTCTTTCTGCTGCTCTTCTTGCTGCCTTTGAAAACATGTCGTTTTCAGAGGTAGAAAACATTTTAAACTTGCCAGGTCTTTGTCTGATAACGGGCATGTCGTAATCGTCGCCAGTTACCGTAAACAAAGATCCTGTCGGGCCAAAGTATCCTCTTTTTTGTTGAGTGAATACAAAAAGTCCCGGCCTTGTTTCGTCTAATCCTCCAAATGGTTTGTTAGAAAATCCCCTAACAATTTGAAACATTTGTCTTTCATCAACACCTTGAGGACCTCCGTACCCAGACATATCTACTGGGTTAAATTTAACTAATGGAATTTGCATTTGAGATTGAATAAAGTTCAATACTCTTTTTGCAGAACTAGCCAATCTTGTTGTATCTAATATGTCGCCACTTCTAGTCCTACTTACACCACGAAGAACTGAATAGCCTACTGTTGGAGAAACTGGATCTGTTCTTGCTATATCGGCAGCAAGATTTGAAACAATCTCTCTTTGTTCTTCTTCTAAATCGTTAAAAAATCCAGAAGAAAAAGCTTCATCAATTAAAAGTGGTTTCAATCCCAGCATATTGAAGCCACCAACAGAAGAGGGAGTTGTCATTCTTCTGTTTTCCATCAAGAACGCCATTACTTGGCCAGTATTTTCTACATCAATACCCCTTCTACCAAGTTGATTTGCAATAACAGTTCTTGAAACTCTAGCTCCATGATCATCAAGAAGCCTTATGCCTAAAACATCTGCCGCCGTTCTTGAAAGATAATCTGATTTTTCTGAACTTATATCACCAACAAAATCTTCATACAAAGCTTTTTGTGCTTTGACTAAACCTCTTCCTTGATTTACTATAATGTTTTCATACGTAGCTTTCCAAGTTCTTTCAGCTTTTGCGTTAAGCTCTCTTCTAAATCCTCTTTGGGTAAATAATAAATCGGTCTGCCTTATGGAAGAACCTAGGGCATCTCGAGTAAATGTTGGGTCGTCAAATCTTTCTAATTTTTTTGCTCTTGCTATTACTTGATCTAGGAAATCATCAGCGCTGTTATCGTCTATTATTTTCGTGCCACCCAACATTATTCTTTGAGAAACATTAGTTCTTGACGCATATGAAGTTGGAGTTCCGTCTAATCCAATTTTTTCAACAAATTTATTAGCCGTGCCTGGAGACACTCCAGCTGAAACAAGATTATTACGTAACGCTTTTTGGTACTCATTGGATTCTATCTCTCTATAGAAATCGCCCCTTGTTAAATCTTCTGCTGAGCCCCTATAGCGAAGTAATGTTCTTGATAGATCAGAGAACTTACTTCCATGAAGATTTCTAATCTGCATGACACTTGATTCCAAAAGATCTCTCGGATTTGCAACATTTCGCATTGTTGAAATGCTTGCTAGTGCTTCGTCGTATGAAAGTGCCCCTGTAATTACGTCGTAAGCTTTTTTGCCAGCTTTGTACCTTCTGGCAAATTCTCTTGAACCAGTTGTAGTTCCTCTTAAAGATGGAAATACATCTATTAAACCTTGTAGCTGTATATTGTCATCTGGAGACGTTGCCGACCTAGATTGATGACCAAAGATCAAACCTTTTGCGTATGCTCCTGCTCTTCTTAGTCTTCCTGGACCAACTAAGTCCCTTGAGGCAGAACCAGCATTTCTTGCTTGGTGCATTGCAAAAACAATTCCACCCTGATTAGCTCTTGTTTCTTCTACAGCCGAAGAAAACGCTGCACCTATAGAAGTAGTTCTTTTATTTATGCCAGTTAAAACTTTTTGTACGTCTTGACCAAATTCACCCAATATAACTTTGATGTCTGCAAATCTATTGCCCCATCTCATTTGCTGAGATGTTAGTTGTAGATTTGGATTTAACGTATATGGCGCATTCGCTAAGAACTTCATTCTTGAAGCGGCTACTCCACCTATGTCAAGTGGAGACAATATACTGGCTACGTTTTTTGCGGATTGTTTTGCAAAGTCTGCTATGACATCAATCGGATTGTACCAGGTTACTTTTTTTCTGTCTTCGTTTGTACCAAAAACTGGATCTGTAAGTCCTCTTTGCGTTAAGTACATTGCTGGCAATTGAACGCCAAAAGTTCTTGCTCTTCTGACCAAACTCTGCTGGATATCATCCCTAAGAGACCATACTGCTGCTGGCTCTCTTGTTGTCCCTGCTGAAGCTCTTCTTAATTCTGACGTTGTTATATGGTAATTTTCGAATAAAGAAAAGTATCCACCTTTTGTTCTGACAAAACTGGTATTAGCTACTTTACCGTCTATCTCAAATATCAATCTCCTGTAAACGTCGGATTGATCTACGCCATCTATGGACCTAGTTAGGCCTTCTAGCTCATCTAAAGCTCTTCTTATTTGACCTGCGCTTTCAACAAATCTTGTTGCCGCGCCAGAAAATTCGCCAGTTCCATCTGCCGTTCTTTGAATTCTTGTGGCTAACCTTATTCCGTCCAGCTTTGACTAATCTGGATGCAATCGTCGTGCCAAGAAGAGTTGCGGTTGTAGCTGCGGCGAAGCGCATAATAGGACGGTCATTAAGCGCCCTGGCAACGACCCCCGAGTTAGGACTAGGGCCTTCTGTTTCACCCTCTTTATAAGGAACGTCCCTTGACGTTACACCATATCCAATGCTGCTGATTGGGCCACGATCTCTAATCATTTTTTAAAGCCCTCCTACTGTAGCCCCCACAGCTTTTGCGCAACCGGATCTTGATATGTGGCCTCTCCTGGCTTTCTAGAAGTATTATATCTATCTGCAAAATCCTGCTGTTTTCTTGATTCTTCACTTGGATCAACAAGTTGTATTTTCACATCTGTTGGTTCTATACCCAAAATATTTTGTTTAATTTCTATTATTTTTTCAGCTAAGGCAACGTTTTCTGCAAGTTTAGCATAGGTCATGTTGTCTAGATCTTCTGCCGAGTATGTACTAATAGTAGCCATAACAAAAGCTTTCATTAGGTTTCTAACCTCACAAGCTTGATGTCTTTTTTGATTTAATACATTAATAGCTTTTGAAGGAGAGGAAAAACCAGACTCTCCAAGAATTTCCTCATACAAAGATGAGACTTGTCCAGCTGGATAATTGTCCAGATTGATATCTTCTGGATAAAGTACAGCTGATTTAATTATAAAATCTTCTATGTCTGCAGAAGAATATTCTTTTGAAAGCTGATATTCTGCTATTTTATCAAACTCAGCAAAAGTCAACTCTCTAAATATTATTTCTTGTTTTTTTATTGATGCTTGAAATAAAGAACCATATTTTTTCTTTAATTCATACAGCAGATCTGACGAAATCATTTTATAATTGTCGTACCTCTAGGGCAACGAATCCTGAAGCTTCTAGAACTTCTTGAGCTATTAAAGAAGGCAGACCTGCAAGATCAGAGCTGATTGTCTGCTTGTCATAGGCTGGCCAGAGACAACATATCTCTGATATAGCTTCTTCATTCCATAGGTTTGCTTCAGCAGAAGAAAGCTGACCAGCTTCCATAAGCTGTTCCATTTTTCTAACTAGACTTTTGTATTCTAACCTGCTGAGAGTTCTCCAAGCAATGTGCTTGTCATAGGTAAGTGATGTTACGTAAACATCTCCATACTCTTTTTTCCAAGATTTAATCATTCCAGCGTTTGGACCACCGGGCCAGATAAGATCTTCATCTGGGAGCTCTTCAACCGTCTTTGGCCCAACGTTGCCAACATCTTCCTGATCTTCATTAATTTCTGATACATCTTCGGCATCTACCACGATATACGCCTCATCTGCTTCCATTTCTTCGGCTAATGTTTCAGATTGCTGAACAATAACTTTTCTTCCTTCTGTCATTTTTTTCTCCTATTTTTAAACAAAATACATTTTTATTATATCACAATATTATTTAAATTTATTGTTACCTATGACATAAACTTGCTCTGGAGTTGGTGGTGGTTGAACTTTTGTTGAATTTGTTTGTTCTACTCCAGTAGAATCAACGGTGGACATAATAGACTTGTCTGTATTTCTAATATTGCCGTTAGAAATATACCAGTCTCTAGCGATAAACTCATAAGCTTCAATAATTGCCACGCCCCCCGGCACATACGTCGTATTCATATCAGTTATATTAACGTCTTGTATAACAATATCCATCTCAACATTTGACTTACTTGGTTTAACCAAACGCTCATTGTAATCAGTGGCCATTAATCTGTCAAGTGTATCAAAATTATCTTCAAAATTTGTGCCCTTGTTTCTCATTACGGTGGTAACGGAACCTTCTTGTGTTCCATATTTAATTATAAAATTAAAAGGAGGGTGCGCACTAAAAATGTTTCTGCTATCAGAACCATCTCCATCAGAGGAAAGTCTATCTAAATTTGACATGTTCCAATATTTTTGAATATTTTTTTCATCCTCCAATGATTGAGGATCTGTCCCATCTCCTCGTAAATAAGATTGAATTTTAGACTCAGACTTACCATTATTAAACATAACTCTTTGCTCCGCAGCCGTGCTTAATAAGTCTCTCATTCTACCAGGATACCTTGAGTATAGATGGAACTGACCGCCAATTATTCTTGTTCCGTACATTATGGCATCGTAGTTATAGGACCAAAATCCATAAAGTGGTTGTTTTTGTTGAGAAATTTTAAATCCAAATATGGCCATGTCTAACTCATGTTCTGGATCAAAAAGTCCATCTATGTAAACCTTAATGTCTTCGCCACTGAAGTAATAATCATAATAATTATTAAATTTTTCTCCATCAGAACTTTTACCAGCCCACAGATTATCTATGCCCTCACTTAAAGGGTCAAAAGTTCTTCCGGTTCTTAGTGCTGAACCCGGAAGGTCTTTTCCTATTACGATGCTTGGGCCAAGCTTATCTGCTGGCACATAGGTTGTAAAGGGCCTATAGGGTCGTCTTCCGACTATTTCGGAATAATCATATTCTTCTGGCATTGTTATATCTTTCCGCCGCCGCCACCAGATAGTGGTTTTACGATTTTATCAACTAATTGAGTGTATGATTTTAATGTATGTTCTCCATAGAAATTTTTTTGCCTTTGCAGATAGGCATCTCTGGCATCATTGGGAAGCATTAAAGGGTCTGATTCCATTCCTATTAGAGGTTGAATTCCTCTTGCCATGTACATATATGTTTGTTCTGTAATAAGGTCATCTACGGACATTGTTTGACCTTCGTCCACTATAGTAATTCCGTATATCTTCATTTTACCAGCTAAACCATATTCGTTAAAAAAAGATAAAACAACATCAAACGGAGGTAACATGTCTGCAAGAGGAGCAAAAAACAATCCTGTTTCAGACATTATCTGCCTAAATTCTTTTATTCTATAAAAGGCATATTCATTAAAAACAGTAAATATTAAAGATCCACCTATTGTTCTTCCGCCTTTTATAAAGCCTCTTGGATTAACGTGTCCTAATATTCTTGCTGGAGCATTTTCTCTGTGCATGGAATACGATATTGTTTGCAATTCTCCTAATTCAAGAACGTCAGTGCCTTGAACTGAGCCTGTTGCTCTATCTATCGTTGGTATGACCATTGCTGCAGAAATATCAACTCCTGCGTAGGACATATTTGAAAAGGGGTCCGGTAGGTTATTTTCTAACCTATACTTCTGCATACTTTGTGAATCATATGTCCACATGTTGGATCTTGTTTGCATTTATTTTCCTTTTTAAAGGAGTGTGGGGACCAGACAGCGTCTAGCCCCCACACTCTCGTAGCCCACAAGCAAATGAAATTAGTTATGGCCTAATTATCTTAACGCCGTTCTTGTTTAAACCCGCTGTACCAGGAACATCTTCGTTGATAATGTCCTTAAGAACATTTTCGCCATTGAAAAGACCACCGGTAAGCTGTGCGTTAGATATCTTATACATTGGACCAATCTCTCTCGCAACGTATGTCATTGTTTCTTCAATGACAATATCATCCATAGAAGCCCCAGAACCTTCGTTAAGAAGTTCAACACCATAAATTGATCTTACCGCACCTTGCCCATATTCATTGGCAAATGTGATTGTAATATCAAATGGTGGAATCTGGTCTGCATAAAATGGGATTTGCTGAACAACATCAAGCTGTTGCTTGTCAAATTCTGCAATTCCCCTCTTGTGATTTGGGTCTCCCGGTAAAGTGTTGCTTACTCTTGTGAAGAAGTTTTGTGGATTGTTAGCCGTGTAGTTTGTCTCAAGCATTTGATATAGAGCTGGTCTGTCAAACACAGTAAAAATTAATGAGCCCGCAATACCTCTCTTGCCTCTTGAGAACGACCTTGGGTTTGGCGAACCCATGGTATAAATTGGCGCCTTTTCTCTAGTTACAGAAAATGTAATTCCAGATAGGGCACCTATTTCAACGCCACCAAAGGTGGCAACGATATCTGCTCCAGAAAATGTTGTATAAGTATTTAAGTACTTATTTACTGGACCATTGTAATAATCTTCAGCCATTTCTTATACCCTCCAATACGGTATTTATTATATGTTGATTGACACCTGAACTTCAATTGTCTTAAGCTCAAATGCTGGTGTTAGTACGAGGTCAACAAACGCCTTGTTTTCTGATGGAACATAACTAACTGTAAAGTCGCTGTTCAGCAAGGCACCCATTTGTTGCATACCGCGCAGTGCAGAGGTGATAGCTGTTTCCATTGAGTTGCGTGTTTGAAGTGTTGAAGCCTCTCCAACAAACTTCTGACACACTTGTCTAACGAGAACAGAAGCCTCATTGATGATTCTAAATGTAGAAATTCTTGTGTAATCTGATGTTGCCTGGCTCATTGTGAGTCCCTCAACAAAGACAGGAATTTTATTAAAGTTTAGAGCAATAAAGTTTGAGCCTTTGTCGGCGAGACTTTGTTGCTGAGTTCTTGTTGGGTTGTACCTAATGCTTGCAACGTTATATGCTGTCTTATTAACTGGTGAAGTAAAAGATGCCATTCTGCTTATTGCGGCTGCAAAGGTTGTCGCACCATTTGCAAAGCCATAGCTAGAATTGTAATTAACTGGCTTAAGCTCTGCTGAAATGACTGCAACAAATTTCCCAGCGCCTTCATTGGCTCCAGTGGAAAAGGTTGAAGCTGTTCTTGAAATTAAACCAGTAAGACCGCTTGACCCAACGTGTGCGGCAACTTGTGCTGGTGTCATAACTTCGGAAGAGCCATCAACATACGGCTTAATCCCCATAACTGCAAAACATGGGAAGGAATTTTCTGAAATTGCTTTTACTTTTGCGCCAACTTTTGCAACAAAACTATTTGCAGAGGAGGCGTTGTCTGCCACAAATCCATAATCATCTCCTGGCCATGTTGGTGTTGCCCCTGGGCTGTGGTCAAAGTCAGAAGATTTTGCGCCCCTGCCCCACGGCACTATGATGTCTGGTTGAACTGATTCAGCTGACTCAAATATTGCGTCAAAAAATTCTGCTGCTGTTCCGTCAAACGAGGCTGAGTCTACTTCGCCAGATGAATATGTCCACTCTGTGTCTGAAGGAAGAGCAACAATAAAAATTCTTTCTGCACCGCCGGTGACGAGCTCTATATAACCCCTGTGAGCATGTGAGCCATCGCCAAACGCAGTGATGACATCTTCCTCTGTGGTTGCTTGTACAACATCGAGATCTTGTACATTTCCTGTATTGTTTGCTGTGCTTCTTTTGGCAAGAAGACAGATCTTTGGGCCGACAGGAATATCCTGTCTAGAGATGCTATAAAAGCGATCTTTAATTACTGTTTTTACACCTGGTAGAGCCATTAGAATTTAGACCTCCGCTTGCGGCTATTTGAAATATGTTTACTTCACGGAATATAGTAACAAGTAACTTATAAAAACAAAGTACATTAACAATTTGGTGTGGCGGTTTGATATAGGTCTACTATGTTTAATTCAGTTCCCTCAAAATTGGGAGTTGCCCCACCAACGCCACGGTCAATCAACTCTTTTTCATATGCCATGTATCTTCTAACGTCAATGACTATTTGCTCTATTTGGCCGACCGTTTGAGCAAATAGCTTTTCGGTAGTAAGCATATAGGTTACAGTCCTTTTGCAAACGTCCGTTGCGTCTTTGTTTTCGTCCGAATCAGAGAGTCTTCTAGAATATACAAATTCTGAAGCTCCTAATCTTTTAAAAACAGGGGTATGCTCTAGCATAAAGTCTTCAAATATTTCAATTATCTTGTCTGCAACTTCTGGACCAGAATATCTTGCTGAAGCTCCTTTTAACGTTCCTGCATCTGCCTCTGTTATTATAGTAAAACTAACTATATTTTGAAACCTTTGCCCAAATATAACTACATCTTTATTAACAGAAGCTCTAGTTCTAGGCTTTGGTTCTGTTGAATGTGTTTTTCTTAATTCTAACCCATACACAATAACTGGATATTCCGCATACCTGGGGCCGCTGAGATGGAACTATTTTAATATCCGGATATGCATTTTCCCACAGCGCTTTGACTACTGTTATAAACTCTAAATATGTTAAATTTCCACTTGCCTGAAGCGGATCGCCAAACATTCTATCAACGCTTACGTCATTTTTATTTCCTGATGGAAAACCAATTACATTTTGAGTCATTTTACGAACCCTTTCCAGTAGATACATTAAAAGATATGCTTCTTAGCGTTCTTGCAGAAGTAATGTTTATGTTAAAATAAAGTTTTCCAATTTCGTATTTGTCCGCAAACGAATCTACTTTATAGTTTAAAATAAGCCTAGCTTGCTGTAGGGTTTGCATATATTCCTCTACGTATCTTATTATCTTATCGTAGCCGAATTTTCCTACAGCCACATTACCAAGTGCTTGAATTTCTTTTATGATGACAGAAACTAGTCTAAGATTGACAGAATCCTTAAAAGATTCACCAATAGATTGCGTATAGTCACCTGTCAGCAGTACATCAAACAAAGCCTGTCTTCTAGCTCTTTGCCCCCTAATGACAGTGTTAATTCCTACATCTTCCAGCTTTTTAACTTCAGCTAGTGTTATCTCTGCTCCGTGAATACTTAGTGCTCCAGGAACTCTTGACTTAGCTAAACCTCTATCTATTCTTGTCGAAGCTAACATTCCAGCCATAGCTGCGGCCATTGAACTAGTGTAGCTTATCTGCATTTGATCGTGAGAAAAAACTGCCTCTCCATAAATCAAAACAATGTACCTACCTGAGTCTTGAATAATTACATTGTTTGAATCTATCTGAGAAGATAAATCAAAATCTTTTGTAAGCAGTTCGTTTATGTCATCTTTGTTTATACCATTGTTTCTAGACCCAATTATTCCCATTTGCACTTCGCCTGTTGTGTCTTGCATTAAATGACAGTGCGCTGCCAGCTGTTTAACAAAATTATTATTTCCAACATTTATTATTGAAGTTTCCAATGGAACTATAATGTCGAAAAAATCATAATCCCTCAATAGCTCATAACACCTATCAAGCCTTAGGGAATACAAATCATAAAAAGAATATCTATTGGGAGTTGAGCTATTGTCGCTGAACATCAACACATTTCTGTCAGATACATCCTCCACGTATTCGCTCATATAACCGCATGACATTATGTAAATATCTTTTGCTCCACACGAATATGCATCAAAAACTCCTCTTAATAAGGGAGAATCAAGCTCGGCTCTTAAAACATTAACGGCTGCTTGCATTGAATGCAGCTTTAGTATCCCGTACGGCTCTATGCTATCAGTGTGACCTATCAGCAAGGTAGTTAGTGTGGTGGAATTTCCTATGGTTTTATATCTGGCCCTATTTGTTATTTCTATAAATTTTGAGCCTATATCATAGCTATTATTATAACTTGCTGCCGGATTCTTGCATTGAAAAAATGTTTCTTTTAAAGAATCTAAGTCTAAAACTTTTGTTGCTACCTCAACAGTGTATGTTCCCTCAAAAAGATCTTTGGGCAATATTAACTTTAGCGTGTAAGATCCAGTTGAATTTCTTGTCATCGATACACTATCGTGCTCAAGTCTTTGTATTGTTATTTCTGCCATTAAAGAAGACACAGAATACCTTGCTGGGCCTAGAATAATTGGGCCCGGCGTGCCGTATCCTCTTTTCAGAAAAACAGTAAGATCATCACTTGGATCTACATGCGTATATCCGTCTCTATATATTATTGGAATTTCTATTTCTGTTCCAGGAGCTACAATTAACATTTAAGAACTCGGACTTTCTTTTGTTGCTCCAACTATCCAGTAGTTGATTTCGCCCCTTCTTCCTCTTACAGAATGCGCTGTATCAACTAAAAAGACAGTTGCATCCTCTAGGCTATTTTCAGTCTCTTCGTATATCCTATCTCCCGATTTTGGATTTACATTTGACTCAAAATAATAAATAAGATCATAATTTACCAAATAGCCTTCAGTTTCTTCCTGTAGCGAATTCATCAAAAAACTGTTTCTTGGAAGAAAATTTCTTGTTGTTATTCTTTCCAGAACATCAGAATAAACAAAATCATCGCTTATTCTTCTTTGATATAGAATATCATGACCCCAGTCTTGCAGTATCTTTTTAAAAGTTGCCTTGGGATTAATCATATCTTCTCAATCCCCTATCTGGAATTGGATCATCGCCATCTACAGAGGGAAGACCTGGTCTTGACAAATCTCGACCGCCATAGGTGTTGGAGTCATTAATATATATTAATGAGCCAGTTTCCGGATCCAAAGTACCACTTGGGCTAAACCCTTTGTGTTTTGGAAGGCCCTTTGGCTGCACTCCCTTAATGCCAACTCTTTTGGCTATAATTTCTTTTCTTAAAGCAGCTGCTATCTGGCACCATGTTGTCGCATTAGATCTAGTTATATTGCTTCTTGGCGTATTTCTATTGGTTATTTTTAAATCTGCTAATTGAATACTAAGTTCGTCGTCTCCACCATACCCATATATTCTAGTCAATTCACACGCAGCTGAAGCCTTAATGTATTGTGTCATAGTAAAAGCCGAAACTCCATAGCTTGCAATTAAATCTATCGGGTTTGTGATATCTGATTTAATTTCAAATATAGAATTAATTTCGTTAGAAAAACCATGAACAAGTTCTGCTATTTCTAACCTGCTTGAATCTGGAAAAATTCTTAGTATCTCATCTGGATCTACATAAAGCGGGGCAATATCTGCCCCAAAAGATATTATTTCATCTTCCCTTAAAGTTATTGTTGGCTTAAATTCTTCGTCTGGATCACTAACATAAAGATTTTGATTAACAATTATCTGTGTGCTGTCTGCCATTAATCCTGTAAATTGAACAGAATATTGATCTGCGTCTGTTGGTGTAAAGTCGTAATAATACTCCGAAGATGTTATTGATGTGGCGGAGGCAGAAACAATTTGTACGTCATCTGAATTTTTAATTATTACATTAACAGATGTTGGTGAGACGGGTTCTTGCTGCTGAGTTGCCGGATTATAGTCAATAAACTTAACTTTAATCCTAACTGTGTCATTTACTAAAACATTACTAGGCATTTAATCTCCAGTTTTTATACATTAGAAATAGAAACTAAACCAGAATAACTGGATTCAATTACAGAAGTAGAAACTAGCCCTGCTCCGTTTGGTGTGTTTGCTGTTTCAAAAGTAACATTTCCAGAACTAAAAAAGTTAATAGTAATAAAAGAAGACTGAGTTTGATTAGAATTGTCTATTTTTTCAGATAAGTAAATTTGAATGTTCTGAAGAGAAATATTACTACTAAAACCTGGAGCTGATATTGTGAGAGACCCCGCATAAGAAACGCCAGATTGGCTATAGCTTACATTGTCATTATAAAGCATATCAAGCTCCTAAAGAATCTTTGTTTAAAGTGTCCATCCACTGCACTGGTGTTCCTTCGGGGTTCCCATATGAGTAAAATTGAAGATAAACATATCTATTACCTTTAGTAACTGGTTTTACCTCGTGTCTACCTATATAGTTTGATGGATACATAATTACACTTCCTTGTCTTGGAACAAATGTATAGTTTGCTTGCTCAAAATACATTTCTCCACCAGAATAAGAAAAATTATCTGGTTGATCCGAAGAGTTATTTAGATACAGTCCACAGCTTACAGTATTGTGAATTGGAGCTTGATTTAAGGCTGGATTTTTAAAATCAAATTCTATATGACTATCGCTATGTGGACCTATGTGTTGACCAGGGCCATATGCAGCTACGTGACCCTGTGTTTTCCACCAAATAGTTCTGGCGGCATCTGGGAAAATCTTACAGTATTCTACCAGGCATCCATACAATGCTTTATCGATATTTTGCACAAAATCAAAATGCAGGCTTTTATTTTCTTTGTATAACAAATTATATCTAACGGGTGCATCCTTAATATCTTCAAAATTAAACTTAAAACCACTTTTTGTTAGCGCAAATTTTTTTCCATTTTCTTCTACAATATCAAAATGTGGTGGATTAATTTGCTCTAAATAATTTATGTAGGAAGCGAGATACTCTTGGTTTATATTAATAACTTCACTAAACTCAACAATGCCAAAACCGTGTTGAACTATCTTCATGTTAAATACCAGATACCGTAACTGAGTATTGATCAGAAGATTCTTGATATCCTTTGTTTTTTAAATAATTTCTAAAATCTTCCCTTAGAGTTGGGAGGTAAACATTTGTAGCTCTAAATGCTGTTTCTGGTTCTAAAATAGGATCTGCTACGTTTTCTGACACATCTTCATTTGGCGTACCTTGACTGTACCACCCCAAGTAGCTGTACCTTAAACCTTCGGTAACTGGAAACACTTCGTGTGCTGCCATAAAATTTGATGGAAACATCAATATATCTCCCTGAGATGGTTTGTATGTTATATCAAAATAATTAAAATAATGTTCTCCACCTATAAAAACTTCTTTTTCATCTTTTGCGTTGTCAATGTGAGAATTAATGTAAAATAAGCTAGTAACGGCACCTCTTAATGCTAGCTGCATTTTGGGATGATCTATTCCGTACAAATAATCAACACTATTATCTGAATGAGAACCTAAATGAACTCCCTTTTTGTATTCAAGAAGATGGCCCTTAATCTTCCACCAAACACATTTATATGCTAATGGAAATTTTTCAAAATATTTTAAAAGATATTTATCTTTTGATTGTTCAATAAAATCAAGTACTTTTTTAAACTCCAAATCATCTGTTTGATGTATTGAACCTGCTCTTCTTGGCATCTCGTCTATACCACTTTTAGAAAAAAAGTAACCACTTCTGTTGATGTAGGCGGGTTGTCCGGTCTCTGGATCTATGGATGGAGAATACATTATTGACCATTCTTTTTCTATTGATTCCTTTGTCTTTGATATCAAAAACTGCCAGTCCAAACTTACAGCCCTAGGAAAAAGCACTACGCCATGACCCAGATGTTGTGCTTCAACGTCATTGTTAATCATTTTTTATTTTTTCCTTCATAACTTCCTGTGTAGTATCATTGCTTGTCTGCTGTCTTCTTGCGGCTTTTAGTAGTAAATCTTTTTTTTCATAATTGTCTTTATATTTATTTTCAATAAAATCTATATAATCATTAAATAGCTCTGGCATCCAGACTTGACCGGAATCTGATTGTCCAGTGTCATCTTTTATGTTAATTCCCTTTTCTGGGTCAGAAGATCCTTGAGCAAAATATCCTACGTAAGCATACCTTTCTCCAAAAGATACATTCAATACTTCATGGGTTCCTAAATAATTAGAGGGAAACATTATCATATCTCCACTTTTTGGAGTATATTTTACATCTGCGTAAGGAAAATATATTTCTCCTCCTGTATAGGAATATGGGCTATTTTCCATGCTATCATTAAAATATATTAGGCAGCCGACAACATTCCTTATCGCCAGTTGTTGATCAGGTATTGCGCCTGGTTGATAATTTATATCATTATCACAATGCAGTCCGAAATTGCTGCCCGGTCCGTATGCTACAACGTGACCCTTTGTTCTCCACCATAGACATGGTAGAATCATTGGAAATATTTCTATATATCTTAAAAGATTATCGTACATTGCATCTTCACATTTTGTAAAAAAATCTTTATACACTTTTTCTGAACTTGAAAAATCCATAATATGATTACAAGCAGAATTTATATCATCCAAAGAATACCTGTGACCAGACCTATTTATGGCATGGGTGGCTAATCCGTTTTGGTCATGTATTATTGTAAAATCTTTTTTTAAAGCGTCTTTTCTTAAATTTGATAAAAAGGGTACTATTAGTTCTTGATCAATTTTTATAGCCGCAGGGAAATGTATTATCCCCATTCCAAGATTTCTTATATCTGTCATATTATTATTATACTAGAAATCTTAAGATTGTCCCATGACTACATTAGAAAGTAGCTCTTTTATATGTTCATCAATGATGGTTCTATTTTCTAGGTATGTATTTTTTTTAATGATGTCAGTAATACTGTTGTTTTTTTCTTTATAATTTGAATCTTGTCCATAAGCGTAAGAAAGAATATCTAAAGCGGTTGTTTCTGTTGGATTTATTTTATTTTGAATACAAAAACTATATATTTCAGTTTCAAAAAACTGTTTTTCTTTTTCAATCATAGAAATAGGTATATTTAAGTTCTCTGGATAATTAGACAATAAAGATCCTAAAGTTCTATATCTTATTTTGGACATAAACCACTTTTTGAACTTTTCTGGAACGTCTGCTGGTTCTTTTATTGATCTACGTGGATCGTCTTTTTGCGTGAAATAAAGTTCAATTGAAGTTTCTGGTTGAGATAATGACAACTCCTCTAAAGCATCGTGTGGTATCTGCCATTCGTCAAAGGCGTTGCTACATGTTATTGCAAGTGAGTCTTGGCAGTTCCATGGGTCTTTGCCTAAGATGCTCCACTGATATGCCAACTTCATTGCGTGAGGAAGCGTTTCTGCTACATACACTCTACATGGCCAATCTTTATACGCTCTATCATTCATTTCTTTTGCGTAAGAAACTTTTACAATATATATATTTGACATTGAAGAAAGAAATACTGTCCAACCTAATATATTGGCATCAGAAAAGTATTCCCTGTCTCCAATATCTATTGCGTTTTCTTTGTTTGTATCAAAGAACTCAACCGCTGCATAGTCTTCAAGGTCGCATCTTCTGTTTTTATCCACTATGTCTGAGTGCCCTTCATTTGACTCCTCATAACTAGCCGCTGAACGAAGTATGGCAAATGTGTATTTGTTTTTTTCGTAATCATTTTCTAAAACGTCAGATATGAACTCATAGTTTTCACAGAATATTTCTTCTGTTTTATTTTCAGAAATTGCTCTATATACAAATTCTGTTTTATAAAAATTAATCTTTTTAAAAGCTATTAATGATTTAGTTCCAATGTCATATACGTCATAGTCTACATACTGTTTTAAACCAGCTGGATGGACAGTATGTAATTGAAAGTCATCCTTATTATCTACAACTGCGTAGCATGCGTAGTTTTTGGGATCGTACAAATCATTATCAATCGTCGTCATTTTCTATCTCTTCTATTTTTTGTGTCATTTCTTGCATTTTTTCTAAAATGCTTTTTATGTCTAATTGTGCGGTGCTTAAAGGATTGGGCGTAAATGCTGCTTCGTCAAAAGTTTCGGGATCAATGTTAATTGCTATAAGTCTAAGAATTAGATTTTTTTCTAATTCATTTCTTACATTTTCGTATGCTTGTTTTTTTTGGTCTTTTGGAAGATTAAACTTCATCATCATCCTCTGTTGATTGAAGTTCCCTCATAATTAGTTTTAGCGCGTTTACGGCCTTAGTTAAATCTTGTAATAAATTTATTCTTGTCATATCATCTTCTTTAACTTCAAAAGAATTTTCATCATAAGTATCAAGATTAATAGACTCAGGATCAATTGCTAGTTTTATTAATAGTTCGTATAAATCTTTTTCATACTGCAATAAATTATCTTCAATAATTTGTTTTTTTGTGTTTTTATCTAAGCTACTGAAATTCATAGTATTCCTTTTCTACGATTGATTATAATAGTAAAACTACAGAGTTGGTTCCTGTAGTTTAATCAAACCCATATTTTTAGGGCCAATATGATTTCCATCAGCGTCTAACCCCGTCTTAATTCCTTGCGTCCATGTCCAGGGATTCTCTGTATTGTTCTTCATTTTTTTGTCGCCATATTTTTGGCGTGACTCCATTAATTCTTTTTTGTCCCATAAATTCTCTACTACAAATTCACATTTTTGTAGCATTGTATTATCAAAAATATTAAAAAACATAAATGGTTGTCCAGCCTTAAATGTTACTGGCTCTTTTGTTTTTGTAATTTTCCAATTCATGTTAAATTCATCTGGCCACCAAGCACTAGGTATAGTAGCGCTCAACGGAACTGCTCCTTCTACAAAATAGTTTGGAGAACCACTAATCCAAGTGTCGTAGTCCTCTTCTGTGTTAATAGCCCAACCTGTAGTAAATGATATTATACCTACAATAGATGGAACCACTAAAGGTCTTCCTTTGTAGATCTCTCCTTCAAGAACTTTTGGAGGTTCATTTAATCCACTCCATTCAACTACAACATCTTGAGGAAGAATAAGCTCCCAACCATTAACGTTAGCAGACGTAAGAGGAAGACATTGGTAGGCATGGTTCTTATACGTATTGTCCATCCAATCTCTTCTTACTCGAGACTGTTTTATTTCTGGTGAATTTTGATGAGTTTTAGTTAGTGTTATTTTGGTCATCTTCTTTTAAGAAATCTTCTATAGCTTTTTTAATGTTATTAAGAGCTTGTTCTGAATTTATAACCCTATCTCCAGCGTTAAAACCTAGGTCTAAAAGATCTGAATTGCAAAATCTCTTCATCTTAGTTCCGTCCTTTGAAATGATCAGTTTTTCAAAGTTTCCCTGAATAGGGTCAGTGCCGTCTTGAATTTTCTTATAGAGTTCGTGCGCTTGACTTTCTCCGTCTAATTTTATATAGACCAACTCGGAAAACGGCAGATCTGTACCGTAAAATTTCTTCATATGATCTCTCATATTAAATGGCGAAGCGTTGGAGTCAGCAAACTCTCCGTATGCGTCTTGGCAAAAATCGGTACTTGGAAGCGCTATTACCTCAAAGCCATCATCTTTGTATTCATCATATAAGTCTTGAATTATATTATATTGAGCAGAATTGGCACATTCCCCAGTAACATTAACCAACATTGTTACTTTACCTTTGTTTTCTTTTAGGATTTCTTTGTCACCATCTAAAGATTTTAGATCAAGATCATATACATTAAATTTTAAATGTTCAACTGTCGATTCTTGTGAGGGATGTTGATCCATCTGTATCTCCTATCTTTTTTGGCATGTTTGTAGAAGTGTCTAAGTTATGGGTTCTATCATTATAGTCAAACATAGTAACTGCTGAATACTTTATACCTTCATTAACTGGGAGCGATGCGTGAGCAAATATGTAAGTTGATGGGAAGAACAGTATGTCACCCTTTACTGGTTTGAACTTAAGATTCATATAAGGAAACCAAAGTTCCCCACCGTCATAATCATCGTTAAACCAACCAACAGAAGACAAGGTGCACGAATATGAAAATCCATCATCAGTGTGGACAGAAAAATGTTGACCTTTGCCATATCTTACGAAATTAATTGCCTCCATGTATTCCATTTTAAAGTTAAATCTTTTTTCATAATCTTTCAGGCAAGTTTGTAATACAGAGTCGTATTCTTCGTAGCAGTTTTTTATCTCTACAAAATTATCATCAATATACTGCCAATGATCTTTGCTTATTTTAAGATCTACACAGTCTCTATAATCCGTTTTCTCTTCATTATAGCCAACAACAGCTTTTTTCCACTTAAAAAAATCATGATCACTACCCTGCAATGTTGTTTCTAGTCTTGAAGGAATATTCAAGTCTTCTATGCCAGTTTGTCTATATAAAATAATTCCAAGTTTTGGCTCTTCTACATTATAGATTTGCATAGTTTTTCCTTACAGTCTTGATATACTATATCATACAAATAATTTATTTGGATGGTATAGATGAATGAAAATTCCTTAGTTAAGCCTGGTCATTTTGGTTCAAGCCCAGATGCCATTCTACAGGTTGAAAACTTAATAGACAAAGACGATTTAAAAGTAATTCAAAAATTTTTACCGACCATTACAGAGTGGATGGATTCAGGTAAAAATAAATATGATGAGAGTGGTACCTGTATATACGATGCAGCATATTGGGCCGATAGGCAGTGTAGTTCGGAAATACTTGAACGCATAGCTCCTAATATTCATCATTTAGTAAGTAAATATATTAATAAATTAAAATTAATTATGGAAGATTTTTATAAAGTAAAATTATATGAAAGACCGCCAGTAATCATAAAATGGAAACCTGGAACAGAGCAGCAACCTCATGCTGATAAGCAGTTGAATGATGGTAGTCCCAACCCTTTTCCTACTTATGATCTTAATTCTTTATTTTATTATAATGATGACTTTGAAGGTGGAGAATTATTCTATCCAGAATTTGATTTAACGATTAAACCAGAACCAGGACTAGCTGTTGCTCACCCTGGTGATATTTACTATCTACATG